TCACGAACGTTAGTGACTATGACTGGCTGGGGCGCACCGGGAGTGTTAGGAGAAATACGGTTGACCAAGTCAGAGAATAATCGCGCTGCCATCAGACCACCTGTACCCGAATCGGATCTTGCCCAGACTCCTCGGTATCCGTCACCGGACGAGAGGCCGCAGTAACGCCGAGCATCTCTGTGAACGAGTCCTTATAGAGCTTCGCCCGCCCGCTCGTGACGTGTTCGTTGTCTATGGACTCAAGTAAGAACACCACGACATCCACAACGACAGGGAAGTACGCATCTGGAAGAAGCGTCACAGCGGTAGTCCCGTCATATGTAGGCGGCACCTGAGAAAATTCTATGTCTAGAACCTGATCCGCAGGGGCTTGGGGGTAGATGAAGAACTTATTCGGGTTCCGCACATGCCGCATCCAGTTAATAGCGGCACCCGCAGTAACATTGGGCCACGTAGGCAGCGTCTGATCAAGGACCTCACGTACAGCCTCAACCAGGCCCACCCCAGTACCATTGATAGAGTAGACCTCAATGATACGCAACGAGTCACTCGGAGCAGTTTGGAGAACCGCCCCTGCCGTACAGGACATAGTGCCGACGTAAGCGAAGAGGTCCGGACGGAGCAACTGAACCCGCTTAAGCCCCTGGTTACACAGAGCTAGTAAGTTCACGTCGCTGTAACGATACGTCGCCGTCTCATCCTGAACGATACGACGCACCTCAGCGATGACATCGTTCAGGATCACTATTTCAGTCCTTTGCTCGCATCAGCAGCCAGACCGGCGGAGGTCTTCTTAGGCATCTTCGCCTTAGCAACGACCCCCTCGTCAGTACCGAGATCGACCTTGGCCTCCCGGCCCTTCTGTTTATCAGAAAGGAAACGCTCTGGAAACGCTATCTCCTCAGGAACCTCTTCCACGTTAGCGTTACCTGCCAGGTGTTCGTTGTACGGATAGATCGCACCGTCCTTCTTAACCCTGAGCCAACGCCCAACAACGGCTATATTAGCCATGGCTACCTCCTATAATGGTGGACTAGGGGGGGCCGAAGCCCCCCCAAGCCATAGAGTACTAGTTACCGGAAGTGTCAATCACAACAGCCCAGACACGCATGACAGATGCATCCTGCGGAGCAGTCAGCATCAGCAAGTCTAGCGTTTCCGCTGCGGCGTTGTAGCAAGTAGCGACAGTTACAGTAAGCGTGCCAAGGCCTACTTCGCTACCAACGGCATTGGCGTCAGCGCCATCAATCCAGGCATCGACGTCGCCGCCAGTGAACCCAAGATCAACGGTACTAGCCGTACCATCGGCAGTCGTGACATCAATACCAGCCGCCAAGACGAGGGTCTTAGCAGGAAGCTGGATCACTGCCAGTGAGTCACCGGTAGCGAAGGCAGTAGCCCCCGCAGTGACCCTAGCAGCCGTGATAGCAGCGAAATCGAGATCAACAGACAGGCAATACGCTTTCGCCGAGTTGTCCCGGTGTCCAGAGGTTCCACCTTTATCGAACCCGATAGTGTCAGTATATGCAGCCATAATATGCCCTCCTTAGGCGATGGTGATAATGCCCACGGTCAACGCCGTGTCTTTGACCACTTTGTAGCCATAGACCTGCAAACCGCGGATGATGTCGCCGAAGGTGGACTCGGAGCGCAACGTCTCCATGTTAGTCATCTGGGAGGCGAACGTCAGCCCCTTCTTATGACCAGCAAGGATGCTGAACTCGCCGGCAGCGCCGGTAGCCGACAGCGGGAGATTGTGGCTCACATAGAGCATGAACCGGTCAATCATACCCAAGCGACCATTCCGCAGCGGGGTGCTGCCGTCGCCCGTGATCGACGCGTCCTTAAGATCAGACTGCTTGATCAGGCCCGCCATCTTGGCAGGGATGACCATCCAGCGACCCGACTCGGGGACATTCGCCTCGTCGAGGACCGTACCGTGGTTGATGATCTCGGCAAGGACGTTGGAAGTAGTCAGGGCGTTAGCAGTGCCCGTCACACCAATGTCGATTGCCTGAGTAATCGCGCCGGCAGTTAGGCCCTTATTGGTAGAAGCGATATCGGAGAGATAGTTCGCCAAGACGTCAGTATCGACGGTCTCTTTCATCTGCTCCGAAGCGTCCTTCGACCATGCGTCCATCATAGCGATGTCCGACTGCACCTGATCAACGTCGTCCTCGACAGCGGCGAAGTACTTGCCCTTGTCGATGAGCAGCTGGATCTTCGGCTTATCCGGGTTCTCGACAACCAGGGACTGACCCTTGACGTAATCACGGATTGTGATGTCGGGAGTAGTCCGGATATTTACCGTATCACCGTGCTGTTTGATCTCACCTTCGTAGTCAGTGTTGGCGATAGCAGCCAGAACGGTAGCGTCGTAGAAGTTCTCAATCAATTTTCCAGCCCAGATCTCTGGGATGAAATTACCAGTATAGGCCGGGTGGCCCGGGGATGTTGCGAATGCCATAATTGGCTCCTTTTACCTACGCATTGACGATGCGACCCTCCGCCTGTGCGGCGAAGATATCGCTCTCGATTATATTCCGCTCATCCTCCTTACCCTTATAAGAACCACGTCGCACATCATCGAAGAACTTTGCGATGTCCTGCGCTGAGTAGGTAGTCTTTTCCCCACCACCGGGGGTACCGGTGTTACGGCTACGACCAGGTGCGACTTGGCGCTCAAGCTCGGAAGCAGGAGCGGTCCGACTAGTTTGAGCTACGGCTGTACCGCTAGTTTTTTCCCAAGACCTAAAGAAACTCGCAACACGGACGACATCCAGATTTCGCTGGGCATCCTCCAGATACGACTGGCGAGTCATACCCGAAAGCGGATCAGTCTCCAACAACCAGGTCTGAAAGTCCTGGTCCTCATTGATGTTCCGCCAAGTAGGCACGTCACTCGTCAACTCTGACCAGAACGTCTGCTCGGCCGTCTGCGCCTGCCGGTTGGAGATATCCTCCACACGCGGGACGATAGTCCCCCGCAGTTCGTTGACAGTGGTAGTCAAAGCGGCAATCTGACGTGCTTGGTCAGCGGTCACCTCCTGACTTACCTTACGCATAATGTCGATAGACTCCCCGTACTCTTCCTCCTCCTCGGACGTAAGCACGCCCCTCGGAGCCGGTGCAGGTACTGACTCGGGTGCAGGTGCAGCAGACTGCATTGTAGAAATGAGCTGCTCCAACTGGGTAACCCGTCCACCCAACTCTTGGTTCTGCGCGTTTAGGCGCGGAACCTCAGCGTTGTACATACCCTGCAAAGTACGGTATTTCTGCTCGAAGGTCTCTTCTTGGGTACCATCCCCCGGCTCAACGGAGGCTGAAGCTGGCGCTTCCCCAGGGGCACTGTCGGAAGATGCGGGTACCAGCGCTACAGGCGGCTCGACAGTAGGCTCAGATGCTTCACCCGTAGGCGACGCATTCTTCCCCTCGTCAAGCTCCTCATAGAGCTTCTGCACTTCCTCAGACTGCTTCCGGATCTGCTCTGGTACTGCCATGTTACGCTCCTATCGGTATGCGTGGTTCAGCTCGCGGCTGCTTGGCATTCAGCTCTGCCGCGAGAGCAGGAGCCTTCTCGAAGAGATCACTGATCTCCTCCAACACCTGGCAGCGCCCCTGCGCGACTGCCGTGTTGTTTACCGCTATGGGAAGGCGCTTAAGTTCTGTGGTTGACCACTTCTTAAGCCACCCACCAACAGCGGGTACGTTCTGAGCAACGTGCGCCAGTGCCTTGATGGTCTGTGCATCAGGCGGAATCATACCGCACGTCCTGTATTCTGATTAGCAACCTCGTTGAGGCCACCTGCCGGATTACCAGCGGGGTCGAGTGTCTGCGGCGCACCGCCCCCCTGCCCGCCCTGCGGCGGAGGTAGAGCAGCCTGCTCTTGCTTAGCAAGGCGTTTGTTGAACGCGGCTTTCTCGCGTGAAGGCACTACTTCGTCCTCAGGCATCTGAAGCCCTTTGGCAACCTCCCGCAGAATCGCGGCGCGTCCATCAATACCAATAATTTCCATGTCGAACTCGTTAGCCGTCGCCTGGAGGAACTCAACCCGCCTTGTATTCACTGTATCCTTGACCGCAAGATTGATAGCTCCTCGTGGTATGATCTGGGCGTCACCCTTGATACTTTCGTCCGGATCGTACCGCATGTTGTACACGAACTGACGGTGTACAACAAGTTTTATAACGTCTGAGTCAATGTGCATGACGACTTGGCGTATGCTCTTGCCCGCCGAACCCATCAACATAGATAACCCCGAAGCGGTCCGTCCAGCACCCTGAACATTCAGATCACCGTGAATATACGAGGGCACACCGGAATGATCATCGGCCAGCTTACTGAACTGATTATATACTGCCATGAGTGCCCCGGAGTTATCATTCGGCTGGTTAAACCGCACGGCAGGGGCACTGGATCCTAGCGGATCGTTGAGAACCTGCCAGATACGCCAGGGGTGGATCTGTGTAATATCCTCGTTGGGCGGAATGCGCTCAAGGTTGACCTCCACTTGCGGGCCGGAGGCGATACCCATGTTGTTAACCAAGGACCGCGCTGAGGCATTGCAGATGCTCTGGATGTCCGCAATGATCTCGGGTATACCCTTACCCCAGAAGGCACCTGGACTGCGAATGAATGAGGTTATGGAGTAAGGCTTCTCGCCCAGAGGATCATAGTTGAGGATAGCCTTGATAACAAAGTTTCCCACCAACCAGACGTTAGCATCGTACTCCTTAGCAGGGTCCTCTATCTCTTCTTCAGTGAGGCCCCAGTCGAGCAGCATCTGACCACTGACCTTCCCCCAGAACTCCAGAGCGTCGAAGATCTCCGTCGGGCGGATCTCAGTGCTGTGCTTGCGCTCTAAGATTTCCCGCTCTGTGCTGA